GAGCAGGGCATGAGCGTGGCCGAGAGCTACCTGGTCGATATGATGCGCCTGCGCGTGGGGCCGTTTGTGTCGGGCGTTGTCGGCGGGCCGTTCCACAAGCTGTGTGATCTTTTGGTCACAGAGGGTAAGGTTCCTGCGGGTGTCAAAGTGCCGCAGGCTGCACTGCTGCACGCCTTCAAGGAAGCCGGTTGGACGGACTGCGGGCGTCTGGGGTCGGCTGACTTCCACACCAAGCGGCATATCTTCGCAGCCCCGGAGGTTGCGAGGGTTCATACCAAATCCGACCTTCGCCGGATGATAGAAAACATTGATACCACCGGGGCGAAGGTGGTAGGGATTCATCAACAGCGCACCCCAAACCAGCGCGGTTGATGATGGAAGCCCCCGGCGTGCCTCACTGCGCCGGGGGTTTCTTTTTGCTTGGCCCTTGCAACAGAATGTTTGCACCCATAGGATAGCGCCATGACCGAGAAAGAGATCGAAGCCTACTTCGTGAAGCGCGTGAAGGCGCTGGGCGGGTACAGCTACAAGTTCCGCAGCGTGACGCAGCGGGGCGTGGCTGACCGCATCGCCTGCCTGCCGAACGGCCAGACGTGGTTCGTGGAAATGAAGAAGCCCAGCGGGCGGTTGTCGCCGCTGCAAGAGGTATTTGCAGAACAGATGGCAACAGCGCGCCAGCACTACGCTGTGCTGTGGTCGAAGGAAGGTGTGGATTCGTGGGCGGAGAGGATAAAATGACAGTATACTACAATGAGATAGACCCATACGCCGCGCAATGGCTTAGGAACCTGATCGCGGCAGGACACTTGGCGAAAGGTGAAGTTGATGAGCGCAGTATCACAGAAATTCAACCTAATGACCTTCTTGGTTTCGACCAGTGTCATTTCTTCGCGGGGATCGGCGTATGGGGCCACGCCCTGCGCCGAGCCGGATGGGCCGACGACCGGCCCGTCTGGACGGGAAGTTGCCCTTGCCAGCCGTTCAGCGCCGCAGGCAAGCAAGAAGGCTTCGCTGACGAGCGTCATCTCTGGCCCACCTAGTTTAATCTCATCCGCCAGTGCCGCCCTGCAATCGTCCTTGGCGAACAGGTTGCAAGCGCGCTCGATTGGCTCGATCTTGTATCAACTGACATGGAAGACGCGGGCTACGCCTTTGGGGCGGCAGATTTGTGCGCTGCGGGGTTCGGCGGCGCGCACATCCGGCAGCGACTTTATTTTACGGGGGTGGCCAACACCTACAACACGCGACCACAAGGATGGGGCCGAATGCCTAAACGTGCCGGTGAATGCGTTGCTCGGGCGGGCGGTGTGGATGACGGGCTGGCCGACGCCGACCACCAACGACAGCGTTCGCCAACCATCTCAAGACTTTGCAACGAAGAATATTACGCTGAACCACGGAGCAGTGTTAGCGGGCTGGCCGACGCCGAACACCATGACGGGCGGGCAGTCCAGCAGGAGCGGCGACCGGAAGGGCGAACCGCTGATGGGCGGGATTGTGCGGGGGCTGGCGGAAATGGCGACGACCGGCCCCATGCGCCTATGCTGGGACGGGACGCTGCTGACTGGCTCTACTGCCGGGATGGCAAGTGGAGGCCGGTTGAACCCGGCACATTCCCGCTGGCTGATGCGGCTGCCAGCCGCGTGGGACGACTGCGCGCCTACGGAAACGGCCTCGACGCTGAAACGGCAACGCAGTTCGTAGCGGCTGTGATGGACTGCGCGCCGTGAAACTGCGTCCTTACCAGGATGACGCCGCCGACTTCCTGTATGAGCGCGACCGGGCGATGATCTTGGCGCCGGTGGGCGCCGGCAAGACCGCGATCACGCTCACAGCCATGCAGGCGATGCTGAACGACGGTTTGGTCAAGCGGTGGCTGGTGGTCGCACCCAAGCGCGTCTGCACGGACGTGTGGCCGGTCGAGGCACCGAAGTGGTCTAACATCACACCGGCGCTGGCGGTCGGCACCCCCGCCCAACGAGCCGCAGCCATTCGGAGCGATGCCAGTGTCGTCGTCATTAACTACGACAACCTTGATAAGCTAGAAGATTTGACCGGCTTCGACGGCATTGTGTTTGACGAATTGACGCGGCTGAAGAACCCCAGCGGAAAGCGGTTCAAGGCACTGGAGAAACTTATGTCTACGATGGCGATACGTTGGGGTCTGACCGGGTCGTTTACGTCAAACGGCCTTGAGGATGTGTTCGGTCAGTGCAAGATCATCGACCAAGGCTTGCTGGGCCGCGCCAAGGGCGCGTTCCTCCAGCAGTACTTCCACTGCGTCAACCGCGAGTTTGGCCAGTGGACGCCGGCGCCGGGCGCGTTGGAACAGGTGATGGAGCGGATCAAGCCGGCGACGTTCGTGCTTGACCCAGGCGACTACAAGGACAAGCTGCCGCCGTGCCATGTCGTTGAGACGCGGGTCAACCTTGCGGATTGCGGGCCATACGAGAAGATGAAGCGCGACTACGTCGTCAAGTTCGGCGACGACCGCGTCATCGCCCAGAACGCCGCGTCGGTGACGACCAAGCTGCAACAGATGGCGTCAGGCTTCGTCTACAACCGCGAGGGGCCGCTGCCGGTGCATTGGTTCAGCACCCACAAGTTTGACCGGCTGGCGGAACTGCTGGACGAGAACCAGCGCGCCAACACCATCGTGGTGTACAACTACCAAGAGGAACTGGCCGAACTACGCAGGCAATTCCCGCACGCCCAGACCATAGAGGACAAGGACGTGATTGAGCGGTGGAACGCCGGCAAGGTCGAACTGCTGCTGGTGCATCCTAAGTCCGCTGGCCACGGTCTGAACCTCCAGCATGGCGGCTGCCACATGGTGTTTGTGTCGCTGCCGTGGTCGCTGGAACTGTACGAGCAGACGGTCGGACGCCTGCACCGCGGCGGGCAACGCCATGCGGTGTGGGTCTATGTGATGATTACCGAAAAAACGATTGACGAACGCATCTGGGCGGCCCTTCACGAAAAGCGTGCCGTGTCAGACATAGCGATGAAGGAGTTGAAGAATGAACAAGGTTGATTGGCGGTCGCTGGCCGCCACGCTCACGTCCATGTCGGAGGCCGAGGTCAAGCGCCTGCTGGACGACGAGATGGCAACCCGCCGCCGCATCGGGATCGTGCGCCGCCTGCACCAGCGGTACGCTATGCTGCGTAACGCGCGGGAGCGCGCCGAACTGATGGCGAGGCTGGGCGCATGACGGACGCAGTCAATCCCGACCACTACAAGGTCGGCGGCATTGAGACGATTGACTACCTCCAGGCCAAGCTATCGCCAGAGGAGTTCGCCGGCTATTGCCGCGGGAACGCGCTGAAGTACATGAGCCGCGCCGGGCATAAGGACGCCACGGTGTTAGAGATCGGCAAGGCTATCTGGTATTTGCAGTGCTGGCGGGACAGTCTGGCACAAACAGGAGAAAACCAATGATGATTGAAATCGGAGCGGAGACACTGGACGGCATCGTCCGCGTGTGGCTCAAATACGTGTTGTCCACTTTTGAATGGCTCTCCACCAGTGGCTACGTCCATCCGGACGACGCGGAGACCTACGCAGAGGACATCAAGGCCGTGAAGCGGCTGCTAGCATATATCGGGGAGTAACTATTTTGGGCAATCCCCATCGCACACACAAGCCCACTTGCTGTTGTGCGCTTCGATCTCCTTCACCGTCTCAGCGGTGTCCGTCTTGCTGTCATAACTGATCGGCTTGGCGATGCGGCAATAGTCACCGACGAGCGCGGTCGAACCTGTCACGCAGCCGGTCAAGACGAGCGGGATCGTCAGCGTCCATAGCGGCTTCAGCCTTGGCAACATTCGCATCAAGTTGCTCCTGTGCATCCTGACGCCCTTGCGCCCGCAGCTTGGCGTTTCCGAAATCGGTAAACACCCGGTCAAGCAGCGACAGCAAGAGCGTCAGGAGTTTGATCACGCCTCAGGCTTTTCCATCAGGAACACGGCGGCAAGCCCAGCCAGACCAGCAACCGCAGCGGAGATGGCTTCCCACTGCACGTCGGTCAGGCCCAGCGCCAGCGCGAGGCTGGCGACGCCGGCGTAGGTGCTTGGCTCTTTGAGCCGGTTCACAATCCAAGAAACAAACTTCATGTCATTCTCCTTTGGGGTATTGCTTCCACGGTAGTTCCCAATGCGGGCCGTCCTTAAAATTTTCCCAATCACCGCCCCAAGTGATAGGGATGTTTTCATGATCCGCTGCCGCCTTCACCACCTTGGCCAAGCGGTCGTACAACGGCCAATCCCACGACACGGTGCCGCCGATCATCGGCGCCAGATCAACGGCGTGGCCGGTCAGGTGCCGGGAGTTCAGCGTGCGGGTGGCGCCCTGCGCCATCAACTGCTTCTGCCGGGGCAGCGTCCGCAGTCCCTCCAGCACAGTGAAGTCCAGACTAGACATGGCAGCAGCGCGGCGGACAACGCGCACTAGGTCAGGATGCACGTCCTGCAAGCGGGCGATAGACCGGGGGCCAAGGGTGATGCTCATTGTGTAACGCCCATGCGTTTTCCGTACCGGAAGGTATAATACCACAGAAGGTCAATCACAACCCAGCCTTTTTGCGCTTGTACGTCAGGAAGTCCGCGCCTTCTTGCACATCCTCAAACACGCTGACCGCCGGAGCAACGCCGTTGCGCGGCGTGATGACCGTGACCACTGACTGCCCGCTGCGCTGCTCTGCAAACTGGCCCTTGAGTGCGTAGTCGTCGCTTTCCTTGTAGCCCTTGGCGCGCACCAGCGTGTATCGCCGCCCGCCAGCAAACTCACCCTGGCCGGTGCCGAACGTGTGCCGGTGGAACGCAGCGTAGATGTCGGCGTGTTCGTCGATCATCGCCGCCCGCTTCAGGCCGTGCAACTCGTTGTACATCGAGTGGCCCTTAAAGTCGTGCCGCGCCCAGACACGGGTGACGCCGCCACACGGCGACGCCAGTTGTAGCTTGGCGTCCCAATCGCGCATCAGGATGCGTTCGGTGTTCATGCCGTCGAAAATTCTTTTGCCGTAATTCCACGTGTCGTGGTTGCCCAGAATCCACAGCAGCCAGTTGACGCCTAGATGCTTCAGCGCCCACTCGACCAGTTCCCAGCCTTCTGATACCGTGGCGGATTGTTCGCCGTACAGGCGCTCTAGCCTGCCCACCCAGTTGTTGATCGAATCACCGCCGTTGGCGCCGTACAGCCCTTCGGTTTCGGCGCAGATGCGGGCGTCACGTTCGAAGCCGACCA